TCTCCGAAAGCGCCGGAACCCTTGTGTTTTCAATGGTTCCGGCGTTTTTATCCTCTCTTTTTTCGTTGATGCTCATCCACCAAGATCCGCCGCACCCGAACATGTCGTTGTTGTTGCGGTTGCCGGAGTCAGCGCCCAGCGCATACCCCATGCCAAAATCATCTGCCATTGTTGTATCCTCCTCAGTTTTTATGATCCCACGGGCCGCGCGCGCCCGGTGAGTCCTTGCTGCGCGGCTTTTGTCAGGATCCGCAAACCGAGTGGATATGCTTACCGACGGAAAGGCAGCCCCAGCTGCTGTGCCATCTGCTCCACCGTTGTGCCGCGCTCCCGTGCAGCGTTGTCCGCCATCTGGAGGAGCTGGTTATAATTTTTGCCCGCCAGCATTTGCTGCATCTGCTGGAGCTGAGGTCCCGCGCCCATCTGCTGCAGGGCCCCCAGCGGGTTCCGGCCCCGCTGCGCCATCTGGATCATCATCATGAGCGGATTCATTCTGCCGGTTCCTCCTTCTTTTCTGCTGCCGTGAGCCGCTCACTGATTCCGTTAAGCTGCGCCTGCATCTGCTGCAGCATCGCCAGCACCGGGTCTGTCGCGGTCTGTGTGCCGTTCTGCGCGGGCTGCGGAGGCGGCGCTGGAATATAATCCCCGAAGCGCGCAGCGCCCGCCGCAGCGTCCCAGCGCTTTGTGTAAATGCGATTATTTTGGATGTCCGCAAATACCATAAGTTTTCCGGAAAAGTCCACCGGCGTCGAGCTTGCCTCCTCGCGGCTCGATACCATCCGGCACATCGGCCCCTGCGGCTGCAGCGGCTGCTGTCCGTACCCGCCGTATACCGGCTGCATCACCTGATTGTACCCGTTCTGATAGGGATATGCCATTGTCTCCGCCTCCTGTCTTTGATGGATATATCATACCGTCTCAGCCTCTGCGCTGTGCCCGCTTCCGGCGCGTCTGTGCCCGCAATGTGTGCAGCCGCCGCTCGATCCCCTGCATCCGGCGGGACACCGTGCTCCGCGTCATCCCCTGCCCGAATTTGTCCTCCATTTCAAACGCAATGTCGAGCTGCGCCACCTGATCGATCAGGCACCGCCGCGCGATGTAGCTGTCCTCCTCCCCGAGGTTCGCCGCCCGGATCAGTGCCTCGACCTCCTCGCGCCGCATTCCGGCCGTGCAGCTCCCCGCCTGCATTCTGCCCTTCGACATGTTTCCCCCTCCTGTGCATAAAAATGGGAGAGGGCTTTCGCCCTCCCCCGCTGTGCGGTATTTTGTTTTCAGTCAAACGCTCCTGCGGCGCTGTAAAACTCCGAACCGAAATAGCTGGAGAACGGGTTTTTCTTGCCTTCCTTCCCGTTTGTGACCATCTGCCAGAGGTACGCCGCCTCCTGTACGCTGAGGCCCAGCGTCGCGATGTACTTCCCTGCCTCCTCCTGCGAGACGCCGCCGCTGCCGTCCGCGTCTGCGTTCTGCAGCACGTCCGTGTAGCGCCGCATCGGGATGCCGTATTTCAGGCCGGTCATGACGAGCTTTGCAGTCTTCTGCTTCTCGCTCTTGTCGTAGCTCGCAAGGACCTTCGCCTTGGCCGCCTCGCTCGCGTTTGTCGCCGTGACAGCCACTTTCTTTGCAACACCCGTACCCGGGACGGACAGCACATCATTTGCCTGCTCCCACGTCATTCCGGCTTTTTGCAGCGCCTCCGCCTCTGCTACCTTGCTCTCCGAGGCTACCGTGTTGATATAGGCACTCTGCTCTGCCTTGTCGCTCCATCCCATAGACTCGATGAGATCCAGCGTTCGCTTGTTTTTCAGGCCGCTCTCCTCGTCGCCGCTCTCGTTGATGCTGTCCAGCTCGCTGTAGAGCGCGCGGAAAACGATGTACTCGTCCAGCGGCACGCCGTCTTTCACGGCCTGCTGCCCGCCGAGGATCCATGTGTCCGGCACTTTCTTCGGCTCGATCTCGTATGCCGCCAGCGCGGAGGCATAGGACGTCAGCTTCTGAATGAGCGCGCCGCGCTCCTTCTCGCTCCCGCTCTGGTACTCGTCGGACTGCATCAGGTCACCGACGCTCTCGTATACGATCCCGGTCCATGTCTTACGGTACTGCTTCTTCTGCGCATCCGTGAGCTGCAGCGTCTGCTCCGTGTCGTCTTCCATCCATTTCAGCTCGTCCGGTGCATCCGACGGGACGGCCCACGTCCATCCCTTTTCGTTCGCCAGCTCCAGCGCGCGGGCATTTTTCAGGCCCGTCCTGCTGGTACCGCTCGCGTCGTCGGAATCCATCTCGCTGAGCATCGTGTGCCACTGGATATAATCCGCGATCTTGACGCCCTCTCCGCTGAGCGTTCTGGCATCATCGATCCACCCGTCTGCCGTTTTCTCCGGTACGACCTTCTCGGCCGAAAGCCCGTTTGCATAGGTATACAGGTTGTTGAGCATTTTTGTCTTGGTCTTGTCGTCCGCCTCGTTGTAGAGGTCAGACTTCAGCAGCGACCCGATCGCTCCGGAGACGATCTTGCTCCACTCCTTCTTGTACGTCTGCTTCTGGCTGTAGTCAAGCTGTTCTGTCACTTCCTCGCCGTTGTCATCGGTGTACTTGATGGCGTTCGGCACGGCTGCCGGGAGCGCTCCGGTCCCGCCTGCAAGGTAGAGCCTTGTCAGTTCCTCCTTGTCCTCGTCGCTCATGTCCTCGGTGCGGTTGTCGAGCAGCACGCCGATGTCCGCCTTGATGTCCAGCACGGACGACTTGGAGAGCGCGTTCCGGTCGACCTCGTCCCAGATGTTGTCGTACTCTGCCATGAGCTCCGGCGCGACCCATCTCGGCAGGACCTGCACATACTTTTCGACGTTTTTGAGCGGCAGGCCCATGACCGTGGATGCCTCCAGCGCCAGATCCTTCAGCGTACCGGGTGCAAGCTCCCATTTGCCGTTTTTGAGGATCTTCGCCGCGCTGATCGCGCTCTCGGCCGTGTCGGTTAGCAGCTGCAGTGCGTTGACGTCAGGCCCGTACCACGTCTCATCAAAGGCGATGGACTCCACAAGACCCACAAGCTCCTCACCGGCGATGGAGATGCCCGCGAGTCCCTCTACCATGCCGAGCCCCAGCTGTTTCATGACCTCGCCCCAGTTCAGGCCGTCCTCGTCCCACAGCTCATCTCTCCGCCGCAGCGCATTGATCATGACGCTGATGGAGGCGGACACAAACTGCGATGCGATCACAGCCGCGCCGGACCTTGCCAGCTGCTTCCGCGCTGCGATCATCGCTCTGCGGTTCTCAGCCGTCTTGTTCTGCAGGTAGGCCGCTCGCGCACTCTGGTACTTGCCTTGCCCCTCACGGAGCAGGTTGAAACTCTGGAAGGCATCCGCGCGGAACATCGTCATGAATCGGCTTATATTGTTCGGGTTCGCGCGGGCGACAGCCGCACGCTCCAGAATGCTCGAGTTGGACTGCGTGTCCAGCACGACCTTGTTAAACAGCGTCGCGACCTTCGTCCAGTAGACGTCCGTCCCGCTGTTGATCTCCTCGGACGTGCCCGGCGTCAGCCCTGTCGTGCGGCTCACGTTCCGTTCGCAGGCCAGCATCAGGCGGCGCGTGATAAAGCTGTCCATTGCCTGCGCCCAGTTGTAGCCGAGCGGGAGTTTGGTCACGAGCGCCTCGTTCGTAGTCAGGTCGTGCAGCTCCTGCGTCGCGTTGCCCTGATTGCGGTACCAGTAGACGGAGCTGTACTGCCCAAGCGTGTCCGTGCTGACCTTGCCCTTCATGCCCCGCAGCAGGCCCGCTGCAAGATCGCCGGGGCTGAGATACGCCATGGCCGTTGCATAACTGCCCCACTGCTTGAGCATCGAGCTTGGGTTAAACGAGATCACCGCGCTCGCATACTGCCCGCGCAGCCACCCGAAGAAACCGGAGAAGGCATCCATGTCCTTCCCGCTGCGCTGGAGGTCGCCGACGAGCTTCTCGATGTAGTTGATGGAGCTTTTGCCCCACTTCCCGGCGATCACATTCCGCACGCTTTCTGCACTCTGCGTGCGGATCGCGCCGCCGCCCTCCTTGCTGCGGTCTCTTCCGAGCAGCTTGTCCGTCTGCGACATCCGCACCTTCCCGGCGTTTTCGTAGTAGGTGCTGTTCATAACGGCGTTCAGGTCCCGGATCGGCAGCGCCAGACCGTAGTATTTGCTGACGGATTCCACGCTCCGCTGAAACGTCTGCGAGGCGTCCTGCAGCAATACAGGGTTCGCGCCCTTCCCAGTTCTCTGCTTCAAAAACCCGAGCCCGGTCAGCGAAATGTCGTTGCGCACCTGATCATTGTCCTGCACGGTAAACGCGCGGTCGGACTCGATCGGAAAATAGTTTTTGACCATGGCCTTCTCGTAGCCGTCCATGATCATGGATACCTCGTTGATCGCGTTTTTGGCCTGCCCGTCAAAATACTTGCTCAGGATCGCGGCAAACTGGATCTCCTGCGCCGTTGCGCCGCGCACGATATCCCGCACGGCCTGCGGCGTCAGCGTCACAACGTCTCCGCGCGCATATGCCTCCGAGATGTTGCCCTTCTTGTAGAGCGCACGGTTCGGCACGCGCATACCGCCCTCGGCAATGTGCCGCAGGTTGTCCTCGTTTTTGCTGTGCATGATCAGGGAGACGCGCATCATCGGGGTCATTGTCAGCTCATTGATCGCGCTCGCCGTCCCGTCCTTAATGACGGCCGCGCCGCGCGGCGTGTCGACTGTGATCCACTGCGCATCCTTGCCGGTTGCGCTCTCGACCCATTTCTTGTTTGCCTTGTCCGCGAGGAACCCGTTAAAGAGGCCCTGCGCCCGCATCTCATACAGGCGGCGTTTCTCCTCTCCGCGTTCCAGCCCGTTCAGCAGCTCGGCTGTCGCGCCGTCTTCCTTCCAGCCTCCCAGTTCCAGGAAAAAGCGCTTCGCGTCGGTCTGCATCAGGACAAAGTCTCTGGCCTTGCCTGCATTGCTCCCCTTCGCTGCCTTTACTTCCTTTCGGACGTTTTCGGCCATTTCAGACACTGTCTCGCGGCGCACGGTCGCGAGCATCTGATTCTGGTTGCGGATCTGTGTTGCTACCGCCGTTATGTCCTGCGCAAGCTGCCGCACCTCGTCCATGTCGTCCATGTTGTCGATGCGCTTCTTGTCCAGTCTGGCCAGCCGGTCCTCTACGTCCTTATCGCGGATAAAATTCTCGCCCATGGCTTCCATGGCCTGCCGGTAGCTCAGCGCAAGCTCCTGCAGATTCTCGATACCGTCCGGCGTGATGCTTCTTGCCACGAGATCGATGTTGCCGATGACCTTCTGGATCGCGGCCCGCTGCTCCGCAGATGATTTGTTCGCCATGCGGCTCAGCTGCTTTGCACTCTTGAGTAGCTTCTCGCGGGCGAGACTCTCCATCTGCTGCTCCGTCCGGCTGCGCAGCCGGTTCTCGAAATACTGCTGCTGCGCCTGCAGGGACTTTGCCGACCGGGCCGCGAGCTTGATCTCGATGTTTGCCTTCTCACCAAACCGCTGCAGCTGGTCGTCCAGCACCTTCCCCAGCTCCTCGACCTTCTCGCGCATGCTCCAGCTGTAGTCGTCTGCATTCTGCCGGATCATGTCGCCGATGGTCATCTGCTTCCCGTAGCCTTCCGACGCCAGGTTCACGATGTCGCGCAGCTGCTGCTGCAGGCTGCGGGTCGTGTCAAACATCTGCCCGAATTCCTTCTGCAGCTCCGCTGTCCAGCTCTGGATGCTGCGGTATCCGTCCTTGTAGGTAAAATAGATCCCGCTGTCATACGCGCTTTCCTTGATGTCGGCCCACTCCTCGCCGAACGCGGTTCGTACCTCGTCTGGCACTTGGATCCACTTTTCGCGCAGCCGCTGGCTGATCTCGCTTTCCCGGTTGTCGAGCATTTCCCGCTCCGTCCCCAGTTCGATCAGCGTGTCGAGCATCTTGTTGCGCAGTTCGTTTGTGATGGGGCCTTTCTGCCCCTCCTGATAGGCCTGCTCGGCAAGCTCGCGGATCTGGATCGTCGCCTGTGTGCGGTTTGCCTCCGGGACGTTAAAGCTCTCAATCAGCGCGTTCGTCAGGTCTCTCGTGGCCTGACGGGGCTTCTCCTTCAGGATCGCCTCTTTGGCTGCCTGATCCTGCTGGCGTTTTTTCTCCTCGCGGGCGGCGGTCTTCTTCTCCTGCAGTTCGTTTTTGTAATCGAGGAGTTCCTGTCGGAGGCCCGTGATGCGCTCCTCGCTCTGCTCTGCCATCTCTCTGGTGAGCGTCCCACCCTGCTTTGCCTGCCGGAGCGCCGCCCGCTCAATGTCGATCTGCTTCTGCAGCTTGTCGACCTTACGCTGGAGCTTCGCTTCCGGCGTCTTCCGTGCCTCTGCGCGGCGCTGCTTTTCGGCCTCTCGCTTTGCCGCTGCGCGCTTGTTCTGCTCGGTCTTGATCATCTGCAGCATGTCTCCGAGGCGCTGGTTGCGGCTCTCAGCGTATTTCTGCACGCCCTCTGTCACGGCCTCGGCCGCCTCGTTGACTCGCAGGCCCTCCGACTCTGCCGTCATGGCCTGCTTGACCCGCTCGGTCTGCTTTTTCAGGGTGGCGTCGCTCATCTTGCTGATGGACTGTGCCAGTTCGCTCTTTCCCTTTTTCAGGTACTCCTGCAGCTCTGCTTCCGCGTGTGCCTTGAGCGCGTCGCTGCGCGTCGCAGCCTCGCCCCTCTGCACCTGCATGTTCAGATCATTTAGGTCGTCCGATACCGAGAAACTTGCCTTCTTCTCCATCGCTTTTCGGAATGCTGCTGCGATATCGCTCTCGTCCGGTCCGCTTTCCGAAACTTTTTTATTGTATGCCCCGGATTCCCACTTGACATCTTCGAGAAAGTTTTGTATATTAGTCTGGAAGTCAGAGCTTCGCATGGCCACCGGGGAATTGGACCCCGGCCGCCCAGCATTTAAGCTCTGGCTTCTTTTTTTGTCCAGGTATAGCAGCCTGCCGTCTATTTGTGCGTCCTGCACATCTTGCGCCACACGCTCCCGTTCATATGCGGTTATGACTTTATTTACCTTTAGATTTTTCCCCTTCAGTCTACCTTGGGCCTCAATTTCCTCTACGACCACCGCGTTTCCGCCGTTGATCTCTTGGTCTGTTACAAGCACCAATCGATTCAGTCGGCTTCCTTTTTCTCCCGGCTTGGAAACAAAAGCCGCAACAGGGTTTTCCGATTTTTCGAGGATTTCGAGCATTCCCTCTGCCCCGAGCCCGTGGTAATTTATGTTCTTGTCGTATCGGTTATCTACCTTTGCCTGCTCTTCGGTCACCATTGCGGCGTACGCTTTGCTCGCAGGCATTGTGACCTTTGCCGCATCGACACCGATCTCCCGTGTCAAAAAGTCTGATGTTTCCCCGATATAGATTTCGTCAGCTCCACGATACCTGTTTTCTGCCACGCGCTGAAGTTCGTCGAGTAGCCCATCTGCGATAGACAGCTTCCCGCTCCGCTCCTCCTGCGCATTCTGTGCCGTCTGGCCTCTTGCCCGGAGCGTCTCGATCTCCCCGCTGTTTTCCAGCGTTTTCTGCGCGGAGCGGATGCGCCGCTGCCCTCTGCGGATCCCTGCGTAGGCATCCGCAAAGACCTCCTCCATGTACCGGACCGCAAGCTCGTTCTCCTGCTCCTCCGTCATGTCCTCGGTAAACTCGCCGTAAATGCCGTCGTAGGCCTCTGCATAGTCAATCGCCATGCGCAGCATTTCCTCGCGTCCGTACTCCTGCATGAGCCGGTCTGCAAGACGCTGCAGCAGCCCTGGCTGTGCCTCCACTGCGTCGTGGAAATCCTCGTGGCGGTAAATTCGCTCCATATCCCGGCGGCCGTCTACCTGCAGGAAAATCTGCGTCCTGCCGTTGTCGCCGGTCTGGCGCACGCCTTCCACGCGCACGGTCCGGTTCCCGGACTTGACTGTGAGCGCGCCGGAAACGAACGTGACGTCCTGTCCCTTTGCCGCCGCTTCCACAACGATGCGGTTCATTTTTTCGACGAGCGCCGCATCTTCCGCCCGCGCCGTGTCGATCTCGCTCGGAATGACGACGTGGATATTTTTCTCCGCTGTGCCGCCCTTTACTCCGATTTCCCTTGCGCTGACAGCCTCTCGACCGCCGCTAAGATCCGCTCGGCCGTTTTGCGTCTGCGTTCCTGCGCCTCCGGCGACTGGTCCTCCTGCGCCTTCTGCCACTGCTCCAGTTTGCTCTCCGGTACCCAGACCTGCATCCCGTTGCGCGCCGTCATTAAAAATTTCCGTTCTGCCATTGTTGTCGATCCTTTCTGTGGTGTTTTGAGCAGCCTGCTGCGCAGTGCTCGCCTCCGGCGCAGAGCGCACGATCTCCTGCAGCTGGATCTGGCGGTTCATGTAACTTCCGGGATCCGTCGCAGTTCCCTCCCGCACTTCTTCTTCGAGCTGCTGCATCACGCGCTGCGCCTGCTGCCCCAACTCATAGCTGCTGTTCTCGCCGCGGTTCCACTCGGCGATCAGTCGGTCGGCCTCCTGCTCCGCTGCGGTCATGGCGGCCTCAACATTGTTGTTCTCCGCCTGCACCGTTTCGGCCCGCTGCGTCTGGCTCTGTACCTGCTGCGCCGTGCTATTCTGCCTGGCCTGCCACTCCTTCAGGCTGATTTTATCGCCGTTCTCTGTAGACGTCAAGACCTCATCGACCGTCAGTTTGCCTTTTGCGATCCGGCCCATGGTCTTTTCATCCACGCCGAGGGCGCGGATGCCCTCGCGGAACTCCTTGTAGCTCATCGGGTCTCCGGCCTGCAGGCGGCTCTCGAGCACGTCCGCAAATTCCGCAACGTCCGTCCCTTCTGCAAACACATTCTTCGCGGCGGACACCCATTCCAGCTGCGCCTCGAACGGCGTGAAGGCGATGTTTCGCTTCGCTTCGACGAATGAGCCGCGGCTCTCCATCACGCCCGTCGTGATGAGCGTGGAGAGGGTCGTTTCGATGAACTCGTCCCACCCCGGCATTTCCGCTTCTTTGCCGGTGACGTAGTTGATAAACAGCGGCTCCAGATAGTTCTGCGTGTTTTCTTCGATGATCTCGTCGATCGAGCCTCCGATCAGGCTGCCCGCAAAGCGGAATGCCACGCGCGCATAGCCGCGGCCCAGCCCGGAGATCGCCTCCTGCACGAAGTCGCCGATGCCGCTGCCCATGCTGAACCGGCTGATACCGCCGATGAGATACTCCAGCCCAGCCTCGCTCGCGCCGACGAGCGTCGAATAGGTAGACGCCTGCGCCTTGGTCATGCCCTGCTGCATGGCCTCGGTGTAGGCGTTGCCCTTTGCCCCGGCAAACATACTGGCCACACCGGCAGCCTTGCCCGCCGCCTGTGCCGCCTCCGCGCTCAGGCCGACTGCGCCGCCGATGCCCTGCGTCGCCGCAGAGATCGCGACCATCGGCAGCATGTTGCCGATGCTGTTGGCTGCACTGTAGAGGATCCGCTCTCCGTGGCTCGCGTTGGCGTTGATGATGTTTTCGGCGTAGTCCTCACCATAGAGCGGCAGCTGCTCGTCTGTGAACAATTGTTCGATGCCGCGTCCAAAGCGCCGCACGCCCTGGCTAAGCGAGAACATCGTCCGCTCGAACGTGTTGTCGAGCCCGGCCGCCTTTTCCGTGCCGCGCCGCAGCTCCAGCGTGTCGGACAGCATGTCGTAATACTGCTCCGCCGCCTTTTCGCCCTGCGTGTTGTAAAGGTAGGTAAAGATCTTTACCTCCTCGTCCGTCATAAACGTTTCCGAACCGCGGGTCTCGAAATACGGCGAATGGTTGATGCCCCCGTAGATGGCCGTCGCGCGGCTCATTTGCGGCCGGTTCTCCTCGTTGCCGAGCTCCAGCACCTTCGGGTCGGCCTCTGACTTCTGCGCGAAATCCGGCTTCCTGACGATGTCGGCCTCTGTCTTTTGGACTTGATACACCTTGGCATATCCCAACTCCCGCGCAAGCTCGAGCGCCTTGCTGCTCTCCTCCTGTGCGAGCTTGTCCCACTGGTCAGCGGACCGCGTCAGAGAGGAGCCGAATCTGGTCTCATCCTCGCGGTCCTTCCCGGTCGGCGCTGTGCTGCTGGCTTCCCGCTGCGCATCGCCGGTCTCCCGCAGATGCAGTGCCTTCTGGCGGTATTCCTCCGCGCGCTCCCGCGTGGTGTCATACTCCCGCTGCACCTTGTCGACGCTGCGTCCGCTCAAAAACTTTGCCTGATGCCTTCCGGCCTCCGCAAAATCCAGCGGGGCCGTCGTGTTGACCGCCACATGCCGCTCCGCTTTCCCGCGGGCATCCTTTCTCACCTGCTTATAGGCGCTCTTCACCGCCGTGCTGTTGATCTGGCCAGCCTTGGCTTTTGCCTTTTCAACTGCTGCCGATCCGGCCTTGTTCAGATACTCCTGCGCGAGATTCCGGCGTGTGTCCGTTCGCTGCGGGTATCCTCCCTGTGTCCCTTTCTCTAGCCTTCTCAGCGCGACACCGGGCACATACTGCCCGACCGTCTGGTTAGCTTTGTTTATGATATTGTCGATCTGCTTGTCTGCCCGTTCAACAATAATGTCTGCCTGCCGCTTCTCCCCTTTCTTCTTTGCCTCTTCGGCGCGTTTCCGCCGATTCAAATACTCCTGCGCAAGATTTCTAGGCATATCCTACCTCCTGTATCAGCCCTCACCGGTATATCCGAGCTCGATCAGCAACGTGTTTAGCTCCTCCAGCGTCAATTCGTTGTTTTCGTAAGCACGATTCATGACGGACACAAGCGACGTCTTTGCTCTCTCTGCTTCATCCGCCGTTTTTGCATATCGCAGGGTTCTCTGGATGTCGAGATAATACTTTCTCGCGGTCGTGCCCAGCTCGTCCACGCTCAGATGGGGGATATCCTCATCCACTCCGCCCGTCACGCCGCCCCCGCTTCCCGATCCGCTCCCGCCCCCGCTTCCGGAGCTGTACGAGCCGCCGCCGGATCTTCCGCCGGAGCCGCCGGAACCGCCGCTGTACCCGCCGCTCTGCGCCTGCACGCCCGCGAGGATGCGCTTCGCGTCCTCGCCGCTGATCCCGGCCTGTGCCAGCATCTCCGCGCTCGGCATCTGGCCCAGCTGCAGCATCGTCATGGCGAGGTTATAGGCGTTCTGGCGCTGCTGCTCGTTCTGGGTGTACTTGTCCAGCTCCTGCTGGTATCTCCACTGCTCGCGCTGCCAGTCGGCGTCCTGCTGCGCCTGCATCTTCTGCCAGTTCTGATACGACTGGTCCGTCGTCGGCGTGCCCACGCCCACGCCCAGCACGCTCGACACCTGATCGTCCGCATAGCCGAGCTGCTGCCAGCGGTTGAGCGCCTCGTTGATGCGCAGGCTGTAGTCGCTCTGCGCGGCGCTGCCCGCGTTCATGAGGGCCGAGAGGTAGTTGTACTGATCCTGCCGGGCCGTCTGCTTTTCGTCGTACCATCGGTTATAGGCCTGCTGCTCAAGCTCGGGTACCTTGTCGGCCAGCTGTGCCTTGTAGTTGTCTGCCGCCTGACTGGCCGCCGCGATGGCCTGCGTGGAGGCAAGGCCGCCCGTCTGCTTGGCGTATGCCCCCAGCGTGTCGCGCATCGTCCGGTCACCCTCGCGCAGGTAGGTCTTGCGGTACTCCTGCATGGCCGTGTCGTTTTCGGGGTCCCATTTGTAGGCCCCGCCGCTGTTCTCCTGCAGGCGCTTGATCGCAGCGTCCAGCTCCTCCTGATAGGGGTTCTTCCAGCCGGTATTTGCTCCGGCCCCCTGCAGGTAATTTGCGTACTGGTTCGTCTGCGCCCACTGGTGCAGGCCCTCGCCCGCGATCTTCTCATTGCGCATCTGCTCATAGATCGCTGCCTGTGCGTAGTTGCCCTTCGAGGCCGCGTCGTCCATCAGCTTTTTGTAGTCCGTATCCTTGTTGTATCCGTACTGCATGGCCCCTCCTTACTGCATGCCCTGCTGCATACCCATCTGCTGCATAGCCTGCTGCGACTGCATGGCCATCGCCTGCGCCTGCTGCTGCGCAGCCTGCTCCTCCAGCAGCTTTTTGATCGTCCCCGCGCCGGGGTAATTCTGCATCTCCATCTGCGACCAGTAGCGGATCAGCGTCTGCGGCTCGCTCGGGTTGCCGTAAGCGCCGCTCTGCAGGTGCTGCGTGATCTCCTGCCACATGGCCTCGCGGTTTGCGGCCAGCCCGGACGCGTTGTCGCACGAAAAACGGAACTGATCGTTCCAGTAGAGCTCTCCGGCCTCGTCGCACTCCAGAAATGCCCACGAGTTCCATTCGGTGTCCATCTCATTCTTGCCGTGCATCTTCCGCCGCTCCTCGCAGTATGCGAGCTTGTTGCGGAAGAGCCGCTCGAAGATCTCGGCCCACGCGGCCTTTTTCATGATCTTCTTCGATTCGATTCGTCCGGCCGCCTGCGCGGCCGAAAACTCCTTGGCCTTGCCGGACGTCGCCGTCGTGTCCGTCCGGCCCTGGAACGAGTCCGTGATGCCAAGGATCCGGCGGCTCTCCTCGTAGACGTGATTGAGGTACGCATACGGCCACTCGAGGTCGCCGGTAAAATCAAACTGCTTTACCTGCGCCAGATCGGACTGCGGCATGTACCACAGCTCCTGATCCTGACCGTCCATGCGGAGGCCGGGATTGTCCGGCATCGCGATCTTCGTACCCCATTTCGAGATGCGCGTGATCATCTTCCGGCTCAGGTGATTCACCGTGTTCTGCTGGTCCCGGATCTTGTCGCAGTCGCTCTCGCCCAGGAACGTTCCCCATGCGGTCACATTCCGCTGCAGCACGACGGGGTAGATGTTCGGGCGATAGTACGGCACCCAGTATTCCGTTTCTGCCTGCGTCTGCGTGTTGTACGGAGGCAGCGTCTCAGGCCCCAGAATCGTCTCTGCGCCGCTTTCTGCCTCCGGCGTCAAACTACCCGCCGCGCCCACGGCTGTCTCGTCCGGCGTAAACTCCGGCTCTGCCGCAGCCGGTTCCGGTGCGGCCATTCCCTGCAGGCGGTTCAGAACGTCCTCGCGGACGCCCTTCTCGCGCAGGTCGGCGATGGTCATCCAGCGGCCTTCCTCGTCCGTCTCCTCCCAGCTGCGCGCGCCGCAGTAGGCGCAGGCGTCCTTTCTCCGCCGCTCCGGCGGCAGCCCCTGCGGGTACTCGCCGTTTACGGTCGGGCCGACCATCTTCCAGTTTGCCGAGTCCGCCTCTGTCTGTCCGCACTTTTTGCAGCGGCGCAGGCGGCGGCTCTGGCAGTCCTCCAGCTCCTCGCAGACCGTGTCGCCCACCCAGACGATGCGTCCGACGCCGCCGTGCTCATTTCGGTAGTAGGCCGTCTCCAGCGTGACGAGGTCCTCTGCCGTGCTGGCCTCCTCGCCGCGCAGGCTGGCGTCCTCCTCCGTCTCGTCCGAGACGTCCACGCCGTACCGGCGCTTGACGTAGCCCTTGGTCTGCGGCATGCGGATAAACATGTAGTCCATGTCCTCCGGCTCCTCTACGCCGTCCTGCGGGATATAGCGCTTGGGATGCAGCACCGTGATGCTGTTCTCGCCGACGGTCGTGTGCGTCCGCTGCGCGCTGTCCCACTCCACGAGATACAGCACGCCGCCCTGCACCTTGCAGGTGCGCTCTGCGCGGTCGTTGATGCGCTCCGCTGGCAGCCGGTCAAGCTCGTCCAGGAGCATAGCCTCGATCATCTTGCCGAGCAGGTTGTCCTGCTGGCGGCTCGGCGTTACCTTCCCGGTCGGCATACTGTTGTCGATCTCCGATTCGATGTTCTCACTCGTGATGTTCCAGACGTGCGGCGTTTCCGTCGGCTCGTCGATCCCGTTTTCGATGAGCGGCCGCAGCGCGTGGCCGCCCTTGTACTGCACCTCGCGCGCGTCCATCTTGTCAAGCTCCCCGGCGTAGGCCTGCAGGTTGCGGTCCAGCTTGTCCTGCCACTTGTGCAGGGTCTTTTTTGCGTTGTCCATGTGTCCTCCTTAATGCAGCGCACTGCCGACGTAGTATTCGATTGCCAAGCTGTGCAGCGCCCACTCTCCCGTCGCCTCGATGCGGAGCCGGAAATGGTCGCACCGGTGCGGCACGACCGGCAGGTAATAGCTCCGCTTGCCCGCTGCGGTCAGCGTCGCCGCGGTCTTCCACGTCCCGCTGCTGTCGTACTGGATCTTGACGGTCACGCTCGCGCCCGTCAGGCTCAGCCGCAGCAGCAGCTTGCTCACGGCTTTCCGGTTGGGCGACTCCATCGTAAAGTCCGCAAACTCCACAAAGCTTGCCACGGCCGCCGTGTTTTCTGCCCACGGGCCGCCCGGCCCCTTGAGCGTCGTCAGCGCCTTGCCGGTCGTCATTGCGATGATGGACGGCAGCAGCGTCTCCGCCCCCTCCGTCAGGGCCATGCTGTCGATGTTGGGGCTGTCCTCCACGGTCCAGATGCCGCGCAGCCCGTCGTAGTGGTACAGCCTCTGCGGGGCCGCGCCCGGCTTCTTGAGCTGGATGTAATAGTCCGTTCCGTCGCTCTGCGCGAGTCCTCCTCTGTACTCACCCGGCCCAAAAACCTGCTGCAGGTCCTGCGGGTAATCTCCGTCGTAGGCCATCATGCCCTGCGGAGAGTAGTAAAACAGCAGTCCGCCCGCTGCGCCGAGGCTGTGCTGCATGCCGTGCGCCACGCCCGGTGCGAGGATCTCACTCGTCTGGAATGTCGTGGCGTCCGCCCCGTAGATCCGCAGGATATAGCCCTCGCGGAAAAACGTGGGGTAATGCCAGCCGACGCCGCCCGTGATCTCGCCGCGGGTCTGCAGCTCCACATACCAGCTGTCCGTGCTCAGCCCGTCAAAAACGTAAAAGTTCGTTGGATCGCCGAGCGCGCTGGCAAAGATCTCCTTCTTGTCCGCGCCCCACAGCCTGTTTTCAAACTCAAAGCACACGTCCATGTCCGGCACGCTTCGCCGCAGCGTGATCGTCCCCGTCTCGCTGTACGAGGTCTGCTTCTCGCCGCTGGCGCTCAGCGGGATCTTAAAGCAATAATCCGAAAAGATGAGGCTCTTTGAGCCGATCTCGCGGATGATCGCGATCTTGTTGTTGCCCGGCTCCGTGGTCAGGCCGTCGATCTCCACGGCGTCCCCGACCTGGAATCCCGCCTTTGCAAAATCGGCCGATGCCGGGGAATTGATCGTCAGCGTGTTGGCCGTGGCGGCGGCTCCGTAGATCGTCCCGTCCGAGATCGTGATCTTGGTCGCCGTCAGCTCCGCCTCCATGTTTATGATCCACGCGCCCATGCTGCTGTCCCACTCGTCGCCGGTCCATACAAACAGCGACCATTTCGGGTTCTGCGGATCTTTTGGATTGGTGTTGATGACGTATGCCGTTCCCTTTTCGGCGCTCGTCGGCAGGGCTGCCGGATTGTCTGCCTTCCCCTTGACGGTGTATTTTGCCTGCACCAGCTTTTTCGCGGGCATCAGCACGATGCGGTCCCCAAAGCGCACGAATTTTGTCTCTCCCGTCCCGACGTATGCTGCCTTGAGGTTGAGCAGCGCCCACTTGTACCACAGCCAGCCGTCCGCATCGACGTACCACATCGCGTGGTTATCAAAAAACATCTCCGTTGCGCCGGTCAGCGTCCCGCCGTTCCGGCGCTTATCGCGAGAGCGCAGCAGGGGATAGTCCCGCGCGCTCATATTCTCCATGTCATAGATCTCGCCGTCCCCGGCGTTCGGGTGATGCCGCAGCCCGCCGAACTGCACCTGCTGCGACCGCGTGATCCCGGAGCTATAGGCCATGCCCGGCAGTCTACCCATTCTGTCTCCTCCGTTCCAGCCGCTTTTTCGCGGCCTGCATCTTTCGCTCCGCCATGGCGGCCCGGTCGCCGGTTAGCGCGTCCATTTGGTTTTCGACCTCGCAAAACAGATATTCAAGGCCCGCCATCAGCTTGCGGTGCCATCGGTTGAGCGCGGCCGTGTCAGCCGCGGCGTTGCCGGTCAGCTCCGGCGGCTCTCCCGCAAGCTGTCGGATATTTTGCAGCATGTTGTCCTCCTGTCTCAAAACGGGTTGCCCCATTTGCTGATCAGATAGGCCCGCTCCGTGGCGTCGGCCGATCTGTAGTCCTCCCATTGATCCTTGTCCCATTTGACGCGCTTGTGCCTTGTCTCTACGGTCGCCCGCTGCTGCTGGCGCACATAGTAGGTGATCGCCAGCGCCATCACGCAGTCGTCGTGCGCGCCCTCGACCGCCTCCGGCCGTCCCTTGCTGTTGCGGGCGAAGGTCAGCATCTCGTTGAGACAATCCTCATCGTCGATCAGCTCCGGATGCTCACGCATGATCCCCTGCAGCTCCGCGATGATGACCGGCCGCGTCAGGCGGTCCGTCTTAAAGCCGAGCGCCTCGCGCACCACATGCGTCAGGTTGTCCTCGACCTGCCGCACGAACTGCCGCGGATACCGCAGCCTTGCCAGCTCCTTGATCGGATGCGTCGAAAAGTTGGCCTCGATGCCGACGAGCGCCTGATTGTACCACATGCCGAGGCACCATACCTCACGGGCAAACAGATCCTCGTCGGTCCTCGTGCGGTACTTTGCCACGAGCCGCCCCGTGCTGTTATCGATGACACACGCAACAAACCAGTCTGACCCCTCTCCCGCCGTGTCCGCCCCGATGACGTAAGGGTGTCCCGCCTTTGGCTCCTCCCAGACGAGCGTCTCGCCGTCTTCCGCGTCCGTAAACGCTGCGTCCGTGATCGCAATCTCGTCGTAGTGATATGCAAATCTCCCGCGCCGGATCGGCTTTTTGCAGTGCAGCAGCCGCTCCATCAGGATATCGCGCCGGAAGATCGTCTGGCTCAGCACGCCCCACTGCCCGAGGCAGTATACCTGATAGTAATAGGGATCCGTCTCTCGGAACGCCTCCAGCGTCAGGCGATCCTCCTCCGGCAGAAAGCGGTTGTCCCGGTACGTCGTCCGGCTCGTCACGACGCGATCGTCCTCGCGGTCAAAAAATCGCTTTTTGAGCCAGTGCGTAATGGAGATCGGGTTAAACGAGATGATGATCTGCTTGTAATACTTGCGCTCGCCGCGGAGACGGATATCCAGCTGGTTGAAGTCTCCCTCCAGCAGCTCGCTCGCCTCCTCGATCCAGATGCCCGAGATATCGTGGATTGATTTTAGCTTTTCCACGTCGTCCAGCCCGGCAAACAGGATCTCGCTCCCGTTGGTAAACGTGATGTACATGTCGCCGCTCTTTCCGCGCGGGATCATCCGGATCGCCGGTCCGTAGTACTGCATGGCCTGCGCCTTGAGCTGATCAAAACAGCTCTCGCGCAGCGTCTTGGCGACCTTGCGGACCACGAGCATGCGGTGCCCAGGCTCCGTCGCGCAGCGCTCCAGCACCTTGCGTCCCGCGAAGATCGATTTCCCACTGCCGCCGCCGCCCATCAGGATCAGGTGCCGGTGATGATCGAAAAACAGGGGCAGGAAAACGGCGTTGTTGGTCTCGCACAGCTGCTTGTACCACAGCGCAGCCTGCAGCGCCTTGTCGTCCATTTTCCTGCCCCCTTTTTACTTGCTCATGCTCCCTCAGGTAAGCGAGCTGCCGAAGCTCACGCCCGCGGCCGCGAAGGCGCGGTAATCGTAGAAGCCGCCCGTGAATCGGGCGTTTCCCTTCCAGACGTTCGCGTCGTTCTCGGCGATCTCGCTGCGCACGGTCAGCGGCTTGCGGTCGACATCCACGGCGCCGTAGTAGCGTTTGTTGTACTCGAGGTCCGCGAGGATCCACGGGTAGCCGCTCGTCCCCATGTAGGCGTTGAGGTACGGCGCGATGATCACGTTCCAATTGCCGAACTGGTAATTGAACTTGTTGCTCGCGGCCGTGCCGGTGTCGTGGAACGCACCCAGCACGCCGAAGACGTCTGCCTTGGCCTTTGCATCATTCGGGATGATGATGGTGTTCGGTTCAAGTCCCGCGGGCTCGCCGCTGTCGGTCTTGAGATTCTGCATGGCCGTCGCCACGAGGCCGAGGTTAGTCTCAGAGAACGCGTTGGAGAATGCGTTGCTCTGCGTCTTGCCGGTGCGCTTGATCTTGTGGGACTGCGAAAACAGCTTCACGTCGTCCTTGGTCTTCGTCGAGAAGGTCTCGACGCCGAGCTTCATCGTGTCGTTGTTCTGCAGCGCCGTGCCGAGCAGGCCCCAGAAAAACTTGGATCGTGCGCGCCAGTAGTCGTCCAGGAACTGGATCGGCTGGCCCTTGAGCACGCTGTCGAGCTTGTCCTCCATCATCTCCATGGAGATCGAGAAACTGCCCTTCCACGTCACCGGCCGGAAGGTCTTAAAATAGCCCTCCTCGATGCCGCCCTGCGGATACGCGCCGTTCTCGCCGACCGGCTCAAAGCTGTTGCTGCCGGTCAATCCGCCGAGCGTGGTGCTCGCCGTCGTGATCGGCATGTTGACAAAGAGATCCTGCAGTGCGTTGCCCTCCTTCTGCATCCACGCCTCATACTCTCTCTCCAAGAGCATGCGCAGCGGAGACTGCAGCTCGCCAAAGAGCGAGTTGGTCACGTTGCTGGATTCCGAAACGATAATTCCTGCCAAATATTTCCCCTCCTGTCTGTTAGCCCGTGCTCGTCACCGTGCCCGGGCGAATAAATCTGCCGCGGACCGTGTCGCCGATCGCCGTGCCCTTGAATGCCACGACCTCAAAGACGCCGTTTGTCGTGGTCGCCGTGGCCTTGGAGCCGGTCGTGTCGATCGTCACCATCTGGCCGACGGCCGCGCCGGTGTTGGCCGCGCTCCACTCCGTCTCGAAAATCGTCTCCTCGTGCACGCGGATGCAGGGGATCACGTCCCCGGCAGCCACCGTGCCGCCGTACATGCTGATATAGTCCGGTCTCGTTGCGTCGGTGCACTTTGCGAGCTTGCCGCTCGTGAGCGTCAGCGCCATGCCGACGGTGCATGCCCCGATGGCGGATGCCTCGAGGTATTCCCACGGCTCAGGCTGCCCGTCGCGGTAGCTCTGCGGTATGAATGCCATTTGTCCTCCTTCCGGCCGTTATCCGGCCTTGTGTGTCTTGTTGTAATGTGCGGAGATCTCCGCATCCGTCGCATTGGGGTTGAGCGCCTTGTAAAAGGCCTTGACCCCTGCCGGGACGGGTGCCGGGGTGTCTCCGGTCGTCTGCCGTGTCCGCTGCTGATGCTGCAGCCCGGCCGCAGCGTTTCGCGCTGCCTGTTCTCCTGCTGCGCGCTGGCCGCGCTGCAGGGCATCAAAGTTTGCAAGCCGGTATGCGTCGACGTAGTTGTTGCCTCGACGCACCGCATCGGCAAATTTCTGCCCGGTCTCCATCGCCATGATGTCGTCCAGCGACTTGATGGCGGGGTTCATCCTGCGGATCTCCGCCAGCTCCGTCTCGCGGCGCTGCGAAAACTCCTGCGCTCCGGCTCTCTGCTCAGCTGCCTCGGCGCGCTGCTGCGCCTCCTTGGCACCGCTGAGGATCTGCTGGATCTCCGGCGACTGCATCAGGGCCTGCTGCAGCCCCTCCGGTGTCAGCCGTCCGGCCTTGAGGTCATTTGCCAGCTTGGCGTTGGCCGTGGCGGCCTGGAATGCTCTCCAGTCCTCCATGTTTTCCACGGTTTTTCCCGTAAACGGATCCTTGATCCCGGCCTTGCCGAATACCTCTTTCTCCCACTTGGCCCGCTCGGATGCCAGTGCGGCGTCGATCGCCTCCCGCTGCTCCCGCTCTCTGCGGGCCGCGGCCTGCTGGCGGCGGGTCTCCTTGTCCTGCGGCTGCTGCGCCTCCCCCTGCGGAGCGTCCTCCGCGTCCGGCTGCGTCTCTGCCGCGTGATCTTCCGCTTCTTCGGTTTCTGCAGGTTCGGCGATCTCCTGCCCGTTTTCGCCTGCCGGAGTCTCGTCAGCGTCAGGGGCGGCGGTTCCCTGCTCGTTTGCGCCTTCTTCGGGCTGCGGCAGCCCAAACTTCTGATACCAGTCCATGTTGTCCCTTTCTGCCCCTCAGGGCGTCACTTGTTGCTGCCCGCGTTGCCGCTGAGCTTCTTGCCTGCCGTCATGCGCAGGTCCGTGCCGGTGTGGATCCGGCTCTGATCCGCCGTCGGCTTTTTGGCAAAAGGCGCCTTGACGTACTGCTGTCCGCCGTGGCCGATCTTGCCCGCGTAGCCGTCTCTGCTGTCTGCCATGCTGTTCCCTCCTCTCACCGGTTTTGGCCATTTTACCCCAAAAGCCGTGTTAGTTACCGTCAACTTGTACTGCCGCGTAAGCGTGCAAAAAGAGCGCCCCGCGGTTTCCCGCAGGGCGCCCTCTTTCCGGCCTTATTCCGTTTTTTCTTCCGGCAGACCCGCCACGCTGGTCAGCAGGCTGAGCACGCCCGCCAGCGCGGAAGCGCTGGCCACAACGGCCCAGTTGACCTCGCCGAGCACGGCGCTCGTGCCGATCGTCGCCACGGCCGTCTGCGCCACCGTCTTCACGGCGCGGATCGCAGCGGCCTTGATCCACTTTTTCCAGTTCCTCATGATGGTTTTTCCCTCCTCATTTGATTCCCATCCTTGCCAGCAGCCACGCGACGACCGCGCCGACTGCCACGAGGATGATCTTTTCCACGACCTTTTCCCAGCGCTTTCCGGGCGCTGCCTGCAGTGCCTCGATGCTTTTGCGCACCGCCTTGATATCCTCGCCGCTCTTGGCCACGTCCCTCCGGATCGTCTGCTGCTCCTGCGCCATCACGTCCACGCTCGTGGCCAGCTGGTTTAATGCCCGCTGGTCCCGCTCGAGGCCCTCGATGCGGCGCTCATTGCTCCGGCTGCGGTCCTCCGTCTCCTTGAGCTTGACTGCGATCTCCTCCTGCGTCACCGCCTCACCGCCTCTCCAGATACTCGAGCTTAGCGTACCCCGTCACGCCCGCTGCGTCTACGACGTACAGCCACTCTCCCGTGTGGTACCCGTAGCAGCTGCACTTGCTGCCGTCCGGCATCACGCGGAGGCTCGCGTACTGCGTGCCCGGCCCTTTTCTCAGGTTGAGGCCGCCGTTGGCTCTGACGGTGTATCCGCGCCGGTATCCGGCCGTGTACTGCTTCGGCGGCTGTATCTTGTTGTCCGGCACGACGGTCGTGCCGCCGGAATACACCGCCTTGCCGCCGGGTCCGTACACGCTGTAGCCCGTCGGGCAGGCCGCGATCGCGTTGCCGAGATCACTGTACGCCCCGATCTGGCTGGCTGCGTCGCCCCAGCTCTTGCGGATGCGGAAAATTTCCTTTGCGCTCGGCGGCGGCGCCTGCTGTGGCTTGCCCGCCAGTAGCTCCGCCACGCGCCGCCGCAGCATCCCCATCGTGTAGCCGTGCCGCGGCCACCAGTTGTCCGGGTCGTTGTGGTCGGATCCATAGCCCCGCTGCCCGGCCTCGTTGTGGCTGACGATCTCCGTGATTGTGGGATAGGCCCGCATCAGGTGCGCGCACAGCTCGGCCGCCAGCTGAAACGTGTCACGGCAGTAGGCCGCGTCGCGGTGATCGTCCTCGCAGATCTCGAACTGGATCGAGCAGTCGTTATAGCTGCCCTTGCGCCCGGAGCCGACGCCCCAGCACCGCATCTTCCACGGCAGCGTCTGACATACTGCGAGGCTGCCGTCTGCCAGCTTGCCGAGAAAGGCGTGCACGCAGACGTACAGGCCCTCCCGGTTCCAGTCGTTGCCATAGCGGTTTGTGCCGAGGATCTCGCGCATCTGCGCGGCCGTCAGGCGCCGCTCCTGCGGCTGATACTGCATCAGCCCGGCCGTCTGCCCCGGCGCGGGCTGCACGTACCGGCTGATGCTCGTGTTGTTTGCCGCCGTGCTGTGCACCACGATCTTGGTTGGCGTCATCATCCTCCCGCGCTGGTAGCACTCGTTGGCCACCAGCAGGCACTGATACTGCTGCATTTTGTCCTCCTCCCTGCGCTTACGGTTCCGGAGCCAGTAACGCCGGGATCCCGTATTCTGTGGCAATCGCTTTTTCGATCCGGCAGCCGCGCGCATTCTCCCAGCCCTTAAGGCAGACGATCATATCCGCATCCGCCAACAGTTGGATGCTTCTTCCCAGATAATATACGGCTTTGTGCTTCGTTTTTGGCGCGCCATCGATGAAGGAATCAATTACTTCGACATCTCCTCGGAACTTTCCCCGCACAAGTCCTTCTGCCGCAGCTCGCTCTTCCTTGATTTCATCGTCCGTTTTCCCTCTCATCGGCTGGCTGATAAATACCTTCATGTTCTGCTCCTTTCGCACTAAAGCGCCTCAAAATAGTACTCGTCCGTCAGGCTCAACGCCTGCCCGGACCGGATCGCGATATACCGCCGTATCCCGTCGGTATACCGCATCCCCTCCTCGATCCACATTCCCGGTTCAAAATAGATCATGCTTGGCCCTCCTATCACTTCGGCGTCAACGTCGCCGTGAGATTTGCTGCAGTGCCCTTGACGCAGAATTTTATCCACCGTTTATCAAGCGACGCCAGGTCAACCGTAAATCCGGTTTTGTCCGCGTCCAGCGTAATTGGCCCTATGGTCCCGGTTTTATCGGTAATGTAGTCCGAGTGACTATACGCCGTCCCAGCTGCGTTGGTATACATGCTCCACGCGCTATCACCACCGTTCGGCGTCGTGCTCCAATCGTTCCCCTTGCAGTTTACCGCACCCGTTACGCGGATGATCGCCCCATTGGGATATGTCTGCTTGGATACATCGATTGGCGCATTGTGTCCCACTGTTACATAACCTTCCGCGGCTTTTTCGGTGCCGGACCCCGTGCTAAGCCTGATGTTATCAATTGCGCCATATGTCGCGATCAGGTCGACAGCAGCAGCCTTGACAGTCAGGTTGTAACTCGCCGTATGGCCGCCGTCTACCGTCGTGGCGGTAATCACTGCGGTTCCTGCTGCAAGTGCCGTCACGACGCCGTTTGCGACGCTGGCCACCGTCGGCGCAGAGCTGCTCCACGTTACGGCCGGGTTCGTCGCATCGCTTGGCTGTACAGTCGCTACCAGCGTAACGCTGCCGCCTACGGTCAGCTCTCCTTGCGACGCATCCAGCGAGACGCCCGTTACCGGCACGGTCTGCACCCCGGTAAAAATCTCCCGGTCATATCCCGCTCCATAGCAAAAGCTGTAGATTTTTTCCTCGCTCGGATTGCAGACGTTGACCACAAAAGCCGTGTCCTTGGCGGAGTTCGCAGTCTTGTTGTAGGTTGTCGTCTCGCCGAACTCGATGCCGTAATATTCTGTGCTTCCGTTTTGCCCGTACTCATTGTTGCGAGCAAAGCACATATTCGGCGTTGCGACACGCCAGACGTTGTACTCCGTCCCCACACCGCCGGAAATGCTGTTGAGCTTTGCTGCCTTAAAGCCGTGCACATGCCCATGCACTGCGGCGAGGATCTTCGCAGCGTTGCTCCCTGTAAAACTGACGGTATTCCCGCTGCTGACGGCGATACTCCCGCCGTCCACATACGCCTTGACAATGTTGCTCATGATGCAGACCGCGCCCCAGTCAAGGGGATGATGGGACAGGATCAGCACATTCCATCCGGTCTTTGCTCCGACGGCCTTCAGCGTGTTCGCAAACCACAGCTTCTGCGCGTCGGATACGTATTCCTTTTCCGTCGCCTCGGCGGTGTTGAGGCAGATCACGCGGAGTTTCTTGCTCTCGAAATCCCGGTAGCAGTAGCCCTCCGTCGTGCTGCCCATGGTCGCGCCGGTGTTATACGCGCCGACAAGCCCGTAAAGCTCCGCCGCAGACAGCACGGTCCCGTTCTGAGCCTTACTGTACTGCAAACTGTCGTGATTTCCGAGCGTCCGGAACTGCGGAATGCCCTTGAATGCCTCGTCAATGTCTGCGTTGATCTCTTTGATGTGCTGACGCCCCTCAGCGAGAGTCGTTGTCGAGCTGCCCGCCGTGTAGTCCCCGAGATAGCACGCAAAGTCGATATTCGGGATCATGTAGGCAAGGGCTTTCGCCGCCATCCCCGCGTGGAGATTGCCGGTTACGATGCTGTCGCTTGTATCCAACTGATGCGCGTCGGAAGCTGCCAAAAAAACAATGCTCTCGGGCGTCCGCACCGCGGCAACTTTTTGAGCAACTGCGAGTGCGGCTGTCTTGATGTAGTCCGGGATATCCGCGTGCTGGATAGCGTCTGCGGCGCTCGCCTCCACCTCCACAACCTTTCCCCCATACGTCGCAAGCTTCCCGTCCTTGACCAGCACCTTAACCGCCATCGCTGACCACCTCAACGTAGAGCCCAACCAGCTCGCTCAGCACATGGTATACGGGGTTCCCGGTGTCGCGCGTGCACCGGTACAGCACGCCGCCCTGCGTGTAATACTTTCCGGCGTAGAGCTCCATGTTACCCTCGTAGGGGATCGGGTCGTACTTTGTCCCGTCGTGCTCCTCGTCGATGCGTGCGTACAGGCTTTCCGTGCCCGCTGCTCCCGGCACCCACGTTGACTGCGACGTGTGCGCCTGCAGCACCTTGTAGAGCTTGCCGTTATAGGTGATTTTGTAGCCCGCCGCGTAGCTCTGACCTGTTGTCCATGCCGGATACAGCGTTTTGACGGTCAGCGCTTCCGCATCGGTCAGCCCCTGTGCCCCAGCTTCAATGATCTCACGGTATTTCCGTGCCTGCTGCTCTGTCATACCACACCTCCTGTGATGATCTTAAGGGTGTCTTCGGCGGAGAGTTCATCGTCTGGGACAATTTGAGCTCTCGATTGCTTTTCCCATTGGAGATCATTAGTCAGTCTGTAATAATATCCGTCCGTATCAGTCGGCTTGTTTTGGCATACGCTTAAAATTCGCTCATACTCTGTCCTGGTAATTTCAGTTTGCCCTGTCCCTGTGCTTAGGCATTGGATATAACCGTTATCCATGTTTTTGTAGTATTTCATACCGTTACCTCAAAAATTTCAGCGTTGTATGTCTTTCCGGCTTCGAAGTAGGACGGTCTCGACGTTTCAAATTTGATTGTAGTCCCAGTCATGGTGGTACGTGTCTGGGACCAGTAATCAGCTGTACCGTCATCGTTTATAACATCAATACGTCCGGTGTATGCTCCGCTAAACGGTAGTTTTTGACCCGCAAATTGCTTTATTCTCGACACGTCACCGCTCCCCGTGATATCGCTACAATATGCCACAACATAAAACGAGTCAAAGGTTTTGTTGAATGGCACCTCCACGCTCTGCGTGTTTTCTGTTGGCGTAAATGTCAGGCGTTCAACGCTACCAACATTGGGAATATCAAATGTTGTGACGCGAATTGTCGCTCCTGGATAAACGTCAACTCCATATATAAAATCTCCGTTTTGCCCAACCCGCGAAACAACACCAGCCCGTACTCCGTTGCCAACCACCACATTGGCTGCGATAATTCCTGCTCGCGTCGTGTTCGTGTTGTTTAAAAACTGGACTACCCATGAGTTCTGGATCGAAATTACATCAGAATAAGCGTTTATGAATGCAGTCATGTTGTCGTAACTGGCATATTCCGCAACTGGTATGTCGACTGACGTCGCGGGGCTACCACTGCCCGCCTGGATTCCGTCCACCGCATCCCCAAAACCTTTCGCCGCATCCCATGCTATCTGGTCTGCGCTTCCGGTCTTAGCGCGGATTCGTTCTGCTGTGTAAGTCAGTGCGGTATCAAGTACCCCGGAATCTACAGCCTTGTCAATTGCCATCAGTAACTACCCCCTGTCCATGTAGGCAGCGCAGCAAGCATATCCTGTACGCTCGGAATATTTACAGTAACATTCTCCGTGCCATCATAAGTCGCCTCGACAGCACCAGTAAAAGTAAGGCTCCCGCTGAGCCCTCGCCCTACCACCTGGTACACGCCCCGGTAGTCATTTGTCGACAGGCCGTATACCGCGAGGCCATCGCTGACCCACGATACCTGATTGAGCGGGTTTACTGTCCCGTTTGTGATCACAAGCATATCGTTAACTGCGATCCCGGCATCCTGGATCGTCACCGTGCCGGTATACAGCTCCGTGCTGTCGCCGGAGCCGAAGCACATCCACACCACGCCGTTTTCCGGCAGGTCTGCCGCCGGAATGCCGATGTACCCGCCCACGGCGCTCATCGCCTTGAGCGCCCCGCCGGAGCCGGAAGACCCGCCCGCCGGAATGTTTACCGTCAGATCCTCAGAGCCATCGTAAGTCCCCGTCGCCGCTCCCGTAAACGTCAGCGCTTTGGGGTTTTTGAGGCTCGTCGGCAGTTTGCTTCCCCACGCTGCATTTCCATCCGCGCCGACCTGCAGCAGCTTCCCGGCGTCTGCTGCCGCGCTATCGGGCAGCAGTTTGAGCAGTGCCTTTTGCGCTGCCATATACGCCGCCACCCACGTCGTATCCGGGATGTACCCGATCAGATCATTGTCTCCGGTGTAGACCTTGATGATCTTTTCGACGCTCCAACCGTTCGCACCGTCGGCGATCGGGATCGCGCCCTCGGCCGCGTCGGTCATCGCCGTCCCGAGATTGCCCAACACCTCTGGCAGATCGCCGCCGGTCGGCGGGTCTGCGAGTGTAAACTCCAGCCCGCCGGCCGTTACCTTGCCCGCGATCTCCGACTTGTCGGCCTCGGTCAGCGTGTAGTCGGCTCCGGGGTCTCCCTGCGGTCCCGCCGCACCTGCCGCACCGGTATCTCCCTTGGATCCCTTGGCCGCGCACAGCTCCCACAGCTCGTCCACACCTGGCTCGTCTCCGGCCGTGCTTTCGGCATCGTCTGTCCAGACGTAGCAGCTGCCGTTGTGCTCCACGGCGTCGAGCTTGGCGTATGACGTCGAGGCATCCCACGCCCCGCGCCAGTGAAAGGGCTTGCCATCCTTGCCCGGCTCTCCCGCTGCGCCCTTGAGGCTTTCCAGCCACTCGGCCTCCGTGCCGGTGTAGCCGTGCGCCTTGGCGATCCCGTAGGCGCTCAGGTAATAGCCCTGCTCCACGGCCCTGCCGTAGACCGGCCGGATGCACTTGGCAATGTGCCGCGCCAGATCGTTCCAGGCGGTGTTGTACCGCTGCATCGTGTTGGTGTAGCGCTCGTACTCGCCGTTTGCAAAGTCGACCTGCGCCTCCATCCACAGCATATAGATTCCGTCGTAGGGATACGGCGCTGCCAGCGCTTCGGCCGGCGTCGTCGCATACGGCGTGATCTCGCTCAAGGCCAGCAAAAAGATCTCGTGAAGGATCTGCCCCTCTAACTGATTTAGCCAGTCCAGCAGGATCGTGTCGTCGATCTCCGCCGGGACCGGTTTGAGCTTGCGCAGCCGCTCAAACAGTACCGTCGCTGTCATTTGTCCCCTCCGTCCCCGGCAGCTGCATGCCCTGGATCTCGCGCAGCAGCGCCAGCTTGTCGTCCATCGTCATCTCGCCGCCCGCGATCGCGGCTCTGGTCGGCGCGTCGGTGCTGATCTCCCGCCGCTCGCGCCAATCGTAGTTTGCCTGCAGCGCAAATTTTGCGCCCGCTGCGGAGTTTTTGTCCTCGAGCCGCTCCTGCAGGTACGTCTCGATCACCCGCTTGGCCTCGTCGCAGATCTCGTGCGTCTCATCGGCGGCCAGATACTTGCTCCACGTCTGTCGGCTGATCCCAAGCCTCCCGCACAGCCCCGTGATCGTCGGCGGGCTGACCCAGCTCGTCCTGCTGGCTGGCGTCCCGTCCTCCGTCACCACGCGGACAAAGCGCGTCGCCGGGTGTCCGTACCGGTCAAACTCCGGCTGCCCGTCGTCGCCCAGCACCGGCTCCTCGCGGTATACCGGCTCCCGGTAGCGCAGCGCTGCAAAGTATTCCTGCACCGCGCGCCGAAGCGCTGCGGGCTTGTATGCCTTTTTTCTGCCCATGTGCATCCCTCCCTGTTTGCCGTTAGGATACCACGGTAGCCGTGTTAGTTGCCGTCAACTTTTGTGCCGCGTTACCATGCCTCATACAGCCGCTTGCGCGCCCGGTAGAGTGTGCTCTCGCTGACGCCGTGCGCGATCGCCGCCGCCTGCACCGTCATTTTGCCGCAGCACCAATCCCGCAGTGCAGCGGCGAAGGCCTCCTCGCCGTAGGCCGCCTCGAGCAGCTTGGCGTCGATCCGTTTTTTGCCCTTTTTGCCCATGTCCTCGTAGCTGAGCAGCGTAAAGTAGATCAGGCCCTGCCGCCGGTACGGCAGCCGGATCCCGCTCATCCGCCGGAAACTCATCCCCTCGCCTCCCTTGTATGCACGATATCCGCTATACCGTTGCGGCATAGCGGTCCCATCCCCGCCCGAGCGCCGCTCAGGCAGAGTCCTCCCGTATTAAGCTGGATATCCCATCCGCGCGCGCGTTTGTTCGGTCCGCGCCTGCGCATGCCCCCGCGCGGACCGCGAGTCAACTTTCTTTCTCGGGATTTTCGACGTTTTCGAGCAGCTCGCGGGCCGTCATTTTGTGCCCGCCGAGCTTTTTCCCGCGCTTGCGGGGCACGTAGCGGATGTAAGCCCCGGCCTCGCCCTCTACGTAGCGCTCCTCCAGCACTCTCGCGCCCTTCGGCGCGCGCATCTTGGTGCACAGCACGACCTCGCGCTCCTCCGTCGTCGGCAGAGCTGCTCCGCGGCTGACCTTGTATTTTTTGCGGTCCGGCACGCGCCGGACCTGCTTGAGCATGTAGTAGGCGATCGGGCTGTAGTCGTCCTGCCCGCGGAGGCTGCGGATGTTGACGCTCCCGAGCGTCCAGGCGTCCCGCAGCGTATCCCAGCTGAGGCTCCCGTCCGTCTCCATGCAGATATGCACGTGCAGGCGCACCAGCTCGCCGGTGTCGCCGTCCATATCGCTCGCCGAAAGCGTGTAAAACGGGATCCGGCCCTTGTCCTTGCGGCGCAGACGGCGCAGCCAGAGCATCGCCTGATGCTCTGCGGCATCGCGCAGCTTGTCGGGATCGTCTCCGGCTGTCTCGCGCAGCTTGTCGATCCCCTCGTCCGCAAAGCGGAGCGTCACCAGCAGGCCCTTGTCCGCCGTGCAGTTGCAGTTGAGCAGGCGTGCCAGGCGGCGAACGGCCGTGTTAAAATTTTGCTCCTGCTGTCTCGGCGTCGTCACGCCCGTCTTGCGCCCGCGCGGACGAGCGTTGTCGCCGACGTGATACCGCGTCTTTTCTGTAACTCCGTTTTTGCAACGGTATATCCTCTCCATGATCTTCACCATGGTCTCCCTTCTCCCGCCACTGCGGGGCTATACATAAGCTTTTAGCAAGCCATTAAATACGCGCGTGCGCGCGTATTTAATATTGGTATCACGCACGCGTGTGTTTCAAAAATCGCACGCGTGCGTTTCCCGTGTGTTCGGCTTTCAATGTTCCCATTTCGCCCTTCCGGCGGTTCCGGCGAGGCCCGATCCCCCGATCGGCCCCCGCCGCAGCCTCTGGCTGGCGCTTATTTCGTCCATTTTGTGCATTCTGCACAAATTTTAATTTTGTTTTTGTGCATGTTTTTTCTCCCTGCCCCTTGATATACCACGCATCGCGTGGTATAATACAATCAGTAAATGACCCAAGGGTCAAATCAAAAACGGATCACAAATTGAAAGGAGCAAACTTCCATGAAGAAATACGTTGTATTCCCCGAGGGTCTCCCCCTCCCGGTTGTTAACATGACCGAATTGGAGCGCGAGCGGATTCTCCGCCGCCCTGTCGTCTACTTTGATACAGCCCGCGAAGCAAAGGCTTATGCAAGCAGGCATGCGCGTGAGAATGAGTTTGGCGTTGTCGTCGTTCCGGACGTCTATCCTTCCATAGATTGGGAGTACATCAATGCAAACCCCGAATGGTGGAAGGTCGGTCAGTTCGTCCCGCTATATTGCGGATCTAAGCGTACAATCCACAGCCGTACAAGATGGTCATTCCACAATCAAATCCCCCATCTGTTTCTCGTCCGCGGAATCTACGATATCTACTAAAATAATATTGGAAGGAGATCACCACCATGACCATCAACCAGTACCGCGGCTGCATCGCCGAGGTATTTGCCTACGCCGAGCGCGATTTCTTCGTATCCGACCTCGCGCTCTCCGAGATCTGGGGTGACGCCCCGGAGGATCCCATCCCCGATGCCCGTCTGGCCGCTCTCGGCCTGATCTGGGATGCCGCGCACCGCACCGTCCCGGAGATCGCCAAAGCCGCCGGTCTCAGCAACCGCAAGCTGGCGGAGCGGTTTGGCATTCCGTACCGCACCGTCGAGGACTGGGCGGCCGACCGCCGCGAGCCTCCGCTCTACGTCCGCCTGATGCTGCAGCAGTGCCTCGGCCTCCTGCCCAGCCCGGATGCCCTCGCCCCGGCCGAGTCCAAGATCACCATCGTCCTCACACCGGATCGTTTCCTCTCCGGCTCTCTCAGCGGGGAGATCATCCTTGCTGCCACTTCCGGCGGCGTTGTCTTTTCGGCTTCGGCCGTCGACCGGGACGGCGGCCGGTACGAAGTGCTTTGGTCGCGCTCCACTGGCTTTGACCGCCCGTCCATGGTCCTCCGTGACGATGTCGACGTCACCGATCAGATCGGCCGCGTCCTTTCCCCCGTCGTCCTGAGCGGCGCCGCCGACAACATCCTGTTCCTGGACGATGCCCCGCACCTCGCTTCTCCCGGCGCGTCCTGGTATGAGGCCAGCGCGCACGACATCTATGATCGGCAGCACACCGTCTACTGGGAGATCGTGACCGAGGACGGCCGCACCGGCATCGACGTCGAGCATCCCGTTATGGTCAGGCGCGGCAGCGAGTACGTCACGAGCCGCATCTGCACGATTTATGATGATCAGTTCAACGCGTTCCTGCCCAACGACCGCGGCTACGATGAGCGGACCGACCCGTTCCGCGCCTAATATCCTACCATCGCCCCCGTGTTAGTTTCCGTCAACTTTCCGGCCGTTCCGCTCGGCCCCGCATCCCTGCGGAGCTGAGCGCAGCACCCGTCCGGGAGCCTCCTGCGAGGCTCCCGGCTTTTTGTTTTTTAGGGCTTGGGGAGATACCCCGCCGCCCGCATCGCCTCCGTGGAGATCGCGACCTTGGCGTCCATCACGTCCTCCCACCCGGCCTCTCCGTGCGCCGCCACGGCCAGCCGCGCGTCTGTCGGGCAGTAGGCCCGCTCCTCGTACACGCGCCCGTCCCGCAGGATCACCTGCATCGGCACGGGCTCCGTAAAAAAATACTTCGCCATCTCACAGCCCCTCCGGCAGCGGCGGCAGCCTTCCGACGGTGGCGCACCAGCCGCGGAGCTTGCCGTAGGACCCGTAGGCCTTGGCGCCGTTATCCCAGAGGTACCGCGCCAACGCCTCGATCTCGTCGAGGCCCCAGCCCTCGAGGATCGGCTCCTCGGCCGCCTCTCGCGCCCGTGCGATCGCCAGCAGCTCCGCCCCGCTCTGCACGCCCCTGGCCCGAGGGACCGTCCGCCCCGCCGCCTCGCACGAGGCGCAGATCCATATCTGCGTTGGCTCCATCTCCCGCCCGCAGCACCGGCACAGGCGCGGCTTGTGCCGCCTCTGTCGGCCGCGCGTCCGCATCGGGATCCGTACCCCCTTGCCCGAGTTTGCCATCTCCGTCATCTCCTCTTTTTTGTGTAGTCGATCCCCCGGACGTAGGGATGCCGCACGGCAAACGGCACCGTCGCCTCCCCGAAGATCTCGCGCAGCGCGCCGTCGAGCTGCTCCTGCATGTAGTCCTGCTCCGGCCCCGGCCGGAAGGCCGGGCCGAACTCCTCCTTGAGCTCGTTGAGCCTCGTCAGCAACCTCACGATGCGCTCCCGGCCCCATACGTCGTCTCCCATCGCCTGCTTGTCCCGCAGCGCCACGCACAGCATGTCGTACACGATCTGCGCCCCGGAGTCCAGCCCGATGTCCAGATAACGCTGCCGGTCCCGCTGCACCCGCTCCGCATAGCTATTGCCCATCATTGGCCTCCTGTCCGCAGCTGCCCGCCATCGTCCGCGACGTCTCGTCCCATGCCCTGCGATCGGCGATCTGCCTTGCTTCCTCGAATAGCCTCTCCAGCCTTTCTCGTTCCGCCAGCTCCCCGTCCTTCCTGTCCCGGATGCGGTCGCCGTTTGTCACCGACTCCGGCGCAGCCTCCTTTTCTGGGCTTCCCAGCCATTTGATCAGGCACTCGCGGCATGTGTTTGCCTCACAGGGATAGCCCTGTCCGTGCAGCACGTTGCACAGCCCACTCAAAAGCTCATCCGACTCCGCCAGCTCCGCGTCCGTCATCGCTCGGATGCGGTCGCCGTTTGTCACCGGCTCCGGCGCAGCCTTTTCCGGCTCTGCCTCGTCCAGGCACTCTTGCAGGCTTCGGGCTGCTTCCAGCAACAGCAGCCCGACATTGATATCTTGATATACGCTCCCATTGGCCCTTAGATTTGCGTGCTCCAGTGTACGTCCGGCATCAGCCAGCATGTTGACCAGATCGGCCCTCCACTTCGCTTTTACCGCCCTATCGACAGCCTCGCTAATCATTGTCGATCCTCCTTCACGAGTTTCCCGCCCATGCACCACCGGGGCAACATCGGCGGCTGGCATCTCCGCGATTTCCCGCTTTGCATCCGTCATTGTGGCCAGCCTGTTGGTCACTTCCACCTTGGTCAGGCGTGCTATCGCCATGTCTCGGCTTATGTAATCACCCATTGTCTACCTCCATTTCCGCACCGCACACATCGCAGTATGCGGCTCTGTACTCGTCCCACTCGTGTTCTTCACCGCACTCCGAGCAGATTTGACAGCCATTTTCCTCAATCCAGTGTCCGCGCCGCACGGGCGCGACATCGGCGACCGGCAATCGGTGTACTGCTTCTTCTGCCTCAAAAACGCGTTCTCTCGCTTTGTACCCGGCAGTTCTGACGTACACCTTCATTATTGCGTCAATCGCAGCTTCTCGCTCAATGTATTCAGCCATTGACAGTCCTCCTGTTCATCTCTTCCGCGAGCGCGCGGAAGATCGGGTATGCCTGCTGCGGTACGACCACATTGCCGAGGGCTCTAATTCGCTCCACCCGGCAGGGAAGCCCATCAGCCACTCTGCCCACTCCGGGTTCAACTGCCCATTGACGTCCGTCCCAGTCGCGTCTCCCCGGCAGGGTGTCGCATACAGCACGCAGCCCCTCATATTTTTCCGTTGCAGATCGTGCTCCGCGCTCCGGCTCCCCATCGGTCCGGTCCCCTTGCTGTCCGAGGCTTTCAGCGTCGGATAGATCGTCGATCCCCACAAAAAAGCATCTTGCCCGCCGGTGCCAAGCTCCGACAGCCGCAGCTTCAAAATTAAACACGAGGACGTTATAGCTTTCACGCTCCAGATCCTCGACCACCTGCCGGGCGGCAATGCCGATGATTCCAGGTACGTTCTCACCGACGACGCAATGCGGCCTAAGCTCCCGGATAACGCGGAGCATTTCAGGCCACAGAAACCGCTCGTCTTCCTTCCCACGCTGCTTTCCGGCCACGGAAAACGGCTGGCAGGGGAATCCTCCGGATATAACGTCAACTGTTCGCAGACCTCCGGTCCGCTCATAAAATCCCTCCTTTGTCAGGGTACGGATATCCCGCCAGCGCGGGACGTCCGGCCAGTGCTTTTCGAGCACCGCCGTCGGATAATCCGCCATTTCGCATTGCCCGACGGTCGTAAAACCGGCCCACTCGGCCGCAAGATCAAGGCCGCCGACTAAATCCCGGAAAACAAACTAAGGTGTGTGCGTTCCGGCATCTCGCATCCCCCCTTTGTCGTATTCCCGATGGCATGGCCTACACATTGGGGCATAATCCATGATATCGTTGTAATTTCCGGTTAGGTTCGCCCAGTCGAAAAACCGGCCTTGGCCTTTCGCCCCACAGACACAGCAGCCATAATCACTTGCACGCCCTCTGTTACTCTTTACCCTTTGGTGGTAAGAGCCGTATAGCGCTTTTTCTCCCTTCCACGACGATTTTTTCTCCCCGCGCTGATCCCTTTTGGCTGCTTTTCTCGCTTTTATTCCGTTATTCCGCATAAATCTCCAGATGACTTTTTGCGTTGTCCCCATGTACACCGCAATTTCCGCTTGCGTATGCCCAGTTTCATACATGCTTCGTACTTGCCCTACGTCGAGTTTTGTTGAGTACGCGGCACTCTTCAGCTTTCTCCATTCTGGTGTGCACCTTCTCTTTGCCGCCTCGGACATTTTCTTCCTCGTTTCCGACGAAAAGTTCTTCACTTCATTCCTCCCTCCATGCCTCGAGCTGCTCCTCCTCGATCTTGTACACCGGCTTGATCTGGTACCGGCAGTACTGCATCTCTAAGCTTGCCCCGCGGCTCTGCTCCCAGCCTGGCAAAAATACCACGAGGTCGGCCGCGCGGATCATCGCAAGGCACACGTCCATGTATACCTTTCCCGGCCAGTCCTCCGGCAGCTCCGCAGGGTTCAGCACCTTGTCGGCCCTTGGCGTACCGTAGTAGCGCTCCATGCTGATCGGCCGGTCCTCTCCCTCCCGCAGCAGCAGCCGCTTCGCGGCCGCGAAGCGCGGCTTATAGTTTTCGACGCCGGTGATCCCACCGGCAATATATACTGTCATATTCTTACCTCCACGAGCTCGCCGCCCCTGCAGGCGTACCATGTGTTTGGCTTGATGTTCACGCCGTCGACGATGCCAGCGGCGACGCTCGAGATCTTGCCGCTATCTGCCCGCTCGACGGCGAACAGCGCGCAGCCGAGCGCGCCCATCACTCTGCCGCCAGCAGTTGTCTCCCATGGCGACCGCTACGCCCCCGAAGTCTGATACACTGGCCCATTGGGCGTTTTCCATCACGGCAACAATTCCGGTTTTCCCATTACCGGCGTTGATGTTGTTCGCGGTGAATTCTTCTCTCTTTTTTCTCCTCCAAAAGTTCACGTTGCTTCTCCTCCCTTTTTGTTGTAGGCCTCCCGCAGCCTGCGAATGATATCCCCGCCGTAGCTGCCCTCGGTCAAGTCGATAAACTCCTCGACCGTCAGCAGCTCGTCGTCCGTGAGCCTGTAGCCGTGGCTTTTTGCGAATTCGGAGCGACCCATATCGCACGAGCCGGTCAGCCGGTTATGCCAGTCGTAGTAATCTGCTGAGGGATATTGCTTGCCCCACTTGTGCGCCTTGACGAACTCGGCAATTCTCTCCTCCTCCGGCATATCCTCAAACAGCTTGTCCCGCAGCGCCTCCATTGCCGCGCGGAGCGTTTCCCCGTGGGCGAAAAGGCTGCCCTGCTTGACGATGTAGCAGCTCTCGGTTGTTAAGTCTTCTCGCAAGATTCGTCCCATCGCAACGCCGCCGTGTACGTGGTCAACGAGCGTCGGAACGTCGTCAATTTGGTATACCCTTTGACCACAAAAGGACAAGATTCCGTCGCGGGAGCGGAAGCCGGAGCCGGAGCCGGAGCCGTCGACGTAGCCGTAGCCGGAGCCGTCGCCGGAGCCGGAGCCGTCGCCGTCGACGGAGCCGTAGTCGGGGCCGGAGCCGGAGCCGGAGCCGGAGCCGTCGTTGTAGCCGTAGCCGGAGCCGGAGCCGTAGCCGGGGCCGTCGACGTAGCCGGAGCCATCGACGGGGGCCGCCTGCGCGAAGCGCGCGGCATCATTTACCGTTTCCATACCCGGACCCCCGATAGGGCCTTGACGGCCCTCTCACTGCACGCGACGATCTGAATCGCGTCCGTGATGGTCATCTCCGGCACGACCACCGTAAATTTGCAGTTGGCCGGGGCTGTCACTCCGTCAACCGCTAACTGCTCCACGGCGCAGGCGCCGTCCCAGTACCAAAGCTTGCGTACATTGCGCAGCTCGACTTCCTGACCGTTCCGCGCAGCGACCTGCCCGAAAAAGACGCCGCTGCGATCGCCTCTGACGATGTAATACTTGTCCATTTTTTTGTCTCCTTATCATCATTTTTTTGGTTTTCCTTGCGTTTCTCGTCCGCGCGGCGGCGGTTATATTCCTTCTGGCGGGCCATCAAGGCCTCCCGATCACCCGGCACCCGCCGCGGAGACCGTCGCGATCAAATTCCACGACGTACCGGTTGTTTTTGTCCGGCCCGCTGCGGATCACGCCGAGGCCGTAGTGCCACGTCCCCGTGCACACCGCCAGCACCCGCTCGCCGGGCTCCCACTTGTGTCTTCTCTCCATGCTGTTCAGCTCCTTCCTTATGTTCGCGGCCGGGCAGCGCCACAGCGGCGTGCTCGGCCATTTTGCGCAGAGCGGCGCGTGCTCGACCACGCGCCCCGTCACCCCGCACCTGTAAAATTTTGCATCGCGCCCGGCGTCCTCCTCCCGGAGATACCGGCATGCGCGGCAGACGCACTTAGCCATCACGACGCGTGGATCCTTCGTACCAGCAGCGCCGCCGCGCCCAGCAGACCGGCCCCGATCCACGCCGAGGCGCGCATCACGCACACCCCGAGGATCATGCAGGCCATCGCGGCCGTTGCCAGCACCAGCATCGCAACCTTGCGGTCCGCGTCCTGCTGCGCCTGTTTTGCCCTCTGCTCGGCCACGGCCGCCCGCAGCTCCGCCTCCCGGCATCTGCGGGCCTGCGCTCTGGCCTCCGCCTTGCGGTTCAGCTCGTCGAGCCGGGCCTGCTCGATCTGCGCCGCGCTGCTCATCCAGTTCATTGCGCTTCCTCCTGCAGCCATTCGGCCGCCCGCCTTGTGCAGGCCTCGGCCATCGTATCGTCCGCTCCGTCGTTGCGGCAGTAGAGGCAGAGCCCCCGCTGGTTGTACTGGCAGCTCCTGCACCACGCCGCGTCGACGAGCGCCGCCGCCATGGCCTCCGTGCTCTTCACGAGCCTCGCAAAATTCCTCATTCTACTACATTCCTCCTCTATTTGGAGAGGGCGGCAGGTATCGAGCCTGCCCTCCGCGGCTTGTGCTCTCGCCGCGGCCGTCCCTTGCGCGCCCTCAGGTCGGGCGGATCACGCGCCGCCCTCCGCGCCCTCCGGCTTGAGCCGGAGGGACTGCAGCCGTTTGTAGTTTCGCTCCATCTTCTGGATATCGAGGCCCCACGCCTTGTAGGCCGCCTCGGTGTTCACGTGCGTTGCGTTCCAACATGGGAGGCCCATGGCATCCATCTCCTCCTTTGCGAGCGCCTTGAGCCGGTATACCGTCCCGGCCGACGTTTCAAATAGGTCCTTTATGTCCTTGTTACTCAGCTCCAGCCGCTCATAGTAGAGCCGCAGAGCCGTTTCGATATTCCGCACCTGTGGGACCCGCACCCGCCCGGTCCTCATAGCGTTCCGGCCTCGTTGGTCGTCCCGGCGTCCTGCCCGGTCACGATCTGCTTGGCCAGCTCCTCGAGCATCTGCTGCTGGGCGCGGAGCTGCTCCTCCTTCTGGGCCAGCTCGGCCTCCCAGTCCCGCAGGACTCCCGCCTGCTGGTCGAGCTCATCGCGCTTTCGCGCGATCTCCGACCAGTGGCTGATCTGCATGTCGCGCGCGTTGCGCCACATGCGCTCCTGCGTCATGGCCTGCCGCTGGAGTCTGCTGCGCTCCCGCGCTGCCAGAGCCTCCTGCAGCACCACCAATGCCAGCCATGCGCCCAGCGCGCAGATCATTGCGATCCTCATGTCATTGTCCTCCGTTCATATTTGTCATTGCGAGGAGGCCGAAGGCCGACGTGGCAATCTCTGGCCCCCGCGCTCTCTCACTCATTCCGCTTATCCACGGCAACAATCATGCCGTAGATACAGCCTTTGACCGCCGCCATCTCCGCCGCCGTCATCTGCCCGGCCAGCGTCAGCAGCTTGTCCGTCATCTGCTTGAGGCTTTCGCTCATGCCCTCACCCCCTTACTCCGTGATGTACCCCATCGCGATCTTGGCCGCCCGGCGGAGCTGGCTGCGCGTGCGGCGCATGCGCTCGTCGGCCGTGACCAGCCGCGTCCATGCCTCCTTCTCGGCGGCGCTGTTGATCAGCTCCGGGATCAGGCTGCACCATTCGCATTCGGCGTCCTGCAGCTCTTCCTTGCACTTCCCCGCTTCTGCAGCCTTGGCCCGGAACTTCCGCATGGCCTCGCGGTCAATGCCCTCTGCCGGATTCGCGGTCGGGTCTGGCGTCTTCTCCGCGTCCTGCTCGGGCTTTTCGTCCGCCTGCGCAGCCGCTTCTTCCTTCAGCATCCCGGTGAGCAGCGCCAGGATCGCAACGCCGCCGCCCACGTCCTTGCCCCTCAGCTCCGCGCTGTAGGCATCGAGGATCGCCGACCGCAGCTTCCAGCGGACGCTCTGCTCCTCTTTGCTTCCCGCCGGTTCCTCCGGCAGCATTCCCAGCATCAGCCGGTATTTCTCCGGCATCGCCGGGATCTCGATCTTCTTTTCGTTGTTCATTTCTTTACTCCTTTTTTCATTTTTCTTGCAATCCGCTCCCCCGCGTGGTATCCTTTCCGCGAAAGGAGGTGATTTTGTGCCTAACTTGTTGATTGTTTACTTCCATCCGGCGGCTCATCATGACCGGTCAGAGGTTGCAGCTCTGTTCCCGGAGGCGATCCATGTTGACGAGCACATCCCCGGCGCGTTTGAAATCGTGGTAATGCTCCCTTACAGCGAGGTTCGGCATCGTATCTATGAGGCATTCGGCCACGAAAGATACTACATTGCCCGCGTCGCTGTCGGAACCATCCACGGCAATTAGCCCCTCGCCTGGCCGTAAGTCTTGCCCCGTCCCTTGTGCCGGGGCCTCCCCGGCCATCTCGGCCGCTTGCGCTTGACTGTTTTGCTCACCACGACCACCTGACCGCTCTTGTCACGGTAACAGTATCGGTGCACCCAGGTTTCCGGCATCCCCTCGCCTCCTTTCTTTTCGTCTCTTGGATTTATTTCGCTGTAACTAGTTTATGTTTCCTAAAAGCATAGTACCACACTCTCGGCCTCTTGTCAATATTTATTTGTTTCTTGATAACTTTTTGTTGACTGGTTGGCATTGATGTGGTATTCTAGTAACAAAGGTGGTGATAGCATGGCCGAAATCAACGATCGAATCGCAGCCGTCCTCAAGCATTCTGGACTCACACAGGAGAAATTTGCCGAGCGCTTGAACGTTAGCCGATCTTTTATCGCCGTTCTCTGCACGAGCGATCGGCGCCCCTCCGACCGGACGATCCGCGACATCTGCCGCGTTTACGGCGTGTCCGAACTTTGGCTGCGCGAGGGGCAGGGCGAGACGTTCGTCCCCCGCACGCTGCGGCAGGAGATCCTCGACCTCGCGCGCAGCCTTTCGGAGGCCCCGCCGGGCGACCTTCGCCGGGACTTCCTGCTCGCGCTGGCCGACCTCCCGCCGGAGTTCTGGCCCAAGCTGGCCGACTTCATGGAGGAGATCCTTGCCCGCCGCGCCGACGATCCCGGCAAATAGCGCAAAGCCCGCAGCACCCGCTGCGGGCTTTTGCTTTGCCCGATCCGATAGGGCATCTGTAAGGGCCGGGCTGTCCCCTCCCGGCTCCGCACCCGCGCCCCGCACCGGCCTGTAGGCACCATCGGTAGCGGCGCTCATTGAGCGCCCGGTACGCACCCATTCTGCAGCTTGAGTGCTCTGGTGCACCTCCGCACCCCCGGCCGCGCTGCCCGATTCTGCCGAAAAAAACAAGACCGCACCCGGTCTGCTAACGGATGCGGTCCTGTTTTGCAAAAAGAAAGGAGATTTTTGTGCACTGAAAACGAAAGAAAGAATCGATAAACGCTTACTACCCTGCGCCCCTGCCTATATTATAGCGCATCGTTTTCATATTCCAAACGCGAATTGCGCCGCAGCGCCCGAAGAAACTGCAGCAAACTGTAAAGCTCCGCCTCCGTCAGGTGCGCCAGCTCCCCGATCACTTCTGCCAAAATGTCCATCTTTTTTCCTCCTTTGCCGTCGTAAGGGTTGCCCCTCCCCCCGCATTCTAGCATTTTTGTGCATTTTACACTCTGTTATTTGTACAATGTGCCGCTTGATATCCCCTGCCGCTTTATGGTATACTGCAAATGTCAGCCACGTCCGCTCCCTGTAGGGGCCGGGCATGCCCCTCCCGGCTCCGCACCCGCGCGCCGCACCGGCCCCCGTTAAAACGCGCACATCCCCCAAGTTTGTCATTGCGAGGAGCGAAGCGACGTGGCAATCTCTGGAAGGAGTGTTGCTTATGCCTGATTATCCATCCCCCGCTGCAAAGCGTCGCCGCATTGTGCAAAACATTGTCACAGCCCTGTCCCTGATCCTGTCCGTCGTGCTCATCATCGTCCTCGCCACCGCCGAACCGGATAGCTCCGTCTATCAGCGCGGCTTCGACTCCGGCCATGCCTCGGGCTATGTCGAGGGAAAAAACGATGAGGCTACCCCTGCATATAATCGCGGCTATGCCGCCGGGAAAGAGAGCGGATATATCAACGGCCGGAACAAGGGCTATTGGGAAGGCAAGCAGTACATGCAGCAATACATCGACGAGCTGCAGGAAGAATTGCGTGACTACCGCCTTGCCGAGCGTGAAGCCGAATCTGGCCGCAACCTTGCAACGGAATACTTGACGCGCCATTCTGAACCGTCCAGCTCTCAGCCTACCTCCCCGACCTCCGCGTCCTACATTGCCAATATGTCTACCGGCAAATTCCACCGATCTACCTGCAGTTATCTGCCTGATGTAGGGAATCGTGCCTATTTCTACTCCGCCGAAGCGGCCCGCGCCGCCGGTTACTCGCCGTGCGGGCATTGCAATCCCTGACGCACACACATCTCCAGCACGTCCAGCACCTCCCGCCGCCCCTCCGGCGGCAGCCGCAGAAACTCTCGCACGATCTCCTCTTCCGAGGCTGGCCGTCCCCCACAGGCGGCCAGCCTCAACTCATCTCTGGCTCGCTCCACGCGCTTTCTCCCGTCCGGCCGCATCCGCCGGTACTCCCGCACAAACCGGTACTTGATCCATCGCTCCATCCGTCGCGCCCCCTTTGCACCCGCATCGTACCACGCCCCGCCGCGGGAAGCCATGGCCAGAACCGGAAACTGCACCCGCTTTTTGCAAAAATCCGCACCCAAAACTGCAATCGTCAGGAGGCGACACCATATGTCCCAGATCTGCGACCGGCTCAATGCCATCAAACAAAAGTCCGGCCTCACCCTCACCGCGTGGGCGGATCGCTCTGGCGTCCCCGTCAGCACGATCTCCCGCATTCTCTCCGGCTGCACCGAAAACCCCGGCCTGCAGACAGTCGTCGACCTCGTCGCCGCTGCCGAGGTCCCGCTGTCCGACGTCCTCCCCGACCTGCTCCCGCCGCCCGAAGCCGCCCCCGCTGCGCAGCCCAGCGATGCCCTCCTCGCCGAAAAGGACGCCCGCATCGCCGCACTCGAGCGCCTCGCCCGTTACCGCTCCCACATCTGCTACGCCCTCGGCCTTATCTGCCTTGCTCTGGTCGCCGTCCTTGCCTTTTTACTGGCCTTTGACCTGTGCAACCCCCACGTCGGCTGGTTCCGCAGCTGATTCCTCAAGGAGAGTCTGCTATGCCGATCACAAAAATACAAAAAAAGCGCGACGGCCTGCAGGGCTATCGCGTCCGCGTCAATTATACCGATCCCGACACCGGAGCCTACCGCCGGATCGAGCGCATCGTCTACGGCAAGGCCGAGGCAGCCGAGATGGAGCGCCAGCTCAGCGCCGAGGCCAAATCCCCCGCCCCCACCGCCGACGACCGCCTCACCGTCGCCGAGTTTGCCCAGCAGTATCTCAAATACAAATCGAACGAAGTGCGTGCATCCTCGCTCGCCACGCATGAGGCCCGCCTGCGCACGCACGCTATCCCATTTTTCGGCCCGCTGCGTATGCGCGCCGTCACCCCACGGCACGTTGCCGATTGGGTGTCGTCCCTGCACAGTAAGGGCCTCGCCCCCAATACCATCTCCGAGGTCTACGCAATTACAAAATCCATGTTCTCGCGCGCCGTCGAACTCCGCATCATCCCAACATCTCCCTTCGGGCGGCTCCGCCGCCGACGCAAGGCCATGCCAGACGCCCCGCAGCACGATTTCCAATTCTATACCGCAGAGCAATTTCAGCGTTTTTACACATCGGCAGCCGCCGCCGTTTCCATTGCAAAAAATCCCATCCAAGAGCGGCAATACATGATGTTTTTCGTCGTCGCATTTTATACCGGCATGCGGCCCGGCGAAGTCCTCGCCCTTCACTGGACGGATATCGACTTCCCGGCCCGCCTGATCCGTATCCGCCGCACTTATTCCGATCGGTATGGGGAGGGGCCTGTCAAAACGGAGTCCTCTGTCCGCGATATTGGCGTCCCCGCCCCCCTTTTCGAGGAGCTGCAGGCGCACATCCGTTTTCAGCGCGGCATGCCCGGTTTTTCTCCGGACTTCCTCGTCTGCGGCGGTCCTTCGCATCTCGTGGCGTATACTGTCCGCAGGCACAAGCTTGCCTATGCGAGCGGCGCAGGACTCCCGCAGATCCGCCTCCATGATTTCAGGCACTCTCACGCCTCCCTGCTCGTTAATAATGGCATCAATATCCAGGAGGTCGCGCGCCGCCTCGGCCACTCCAATGTCAAGGAGACTTGGGACACCTATTCCCACCTGTATCCTCGCGAGCAGGACCTCGCGATCACCGTTCTTGACACCGTCCAGCTCTCTCCTCTAACCACCCCGTGATTTTCGGTGTTTTTTCGGTGTTCTCCCTCTTATGCTCCATCTCCGAAAGCGCCGGAACCCTTGTGTTTTCAATGGTTCCGGCGTTTTTATCCTCTCTTTTTTCGTTGATGCTCATCAACAACAACTTTCATTCATCTTTCTGTTTCTTTCTCTTTCTGCCTCTCAACGCATCTCATTTTCTCTCTTTACATTGCTCAAACTTTAACTTTCTCTTACCTCGATTTTCAAATCTGCAAAACTATCGGTGCTCATTCGGTGCACAAAAGGCCCCGGCAGTCTCCTGCCGGGGCTGTTTTTGTGTCACTCCACGATGCACTCGTAGTATACGCGTGCCTTGTCCGGCACGGCGTCCTTGTCCTCGAGCCACGCCTTGGCGAGGTCGAGGTAGAGGTCCGTCCCGGTGCAGCCGTGGTCCATGAGTACCTCGCAAAAATCGCTGTACACCGCATTCATTGCGCACCAGAATTCGATTGGGTCGCAGTCGATTCCGCGCTCGTGCATCATCTTGAGCACATGGTCCGGTGCCCACTTCGCGCCGACCGTGCCGTCGGCGTTTTTCATGCCGCCGACCCACTTCTCGGCCTCCTCCCACGACAGACGGTCGTCATCGTCCTGCTGCTGCTCGAATCCGATATGCCCCATCTCTCGGCGCCCCGGCTCGCGGCTTCGGCCGCCGCCTCTCGGCTCGATGTCGTATCGGCGTCCCATCGGCTCGTCGCGGTATCGGCGGTCGTAGTCTCCGTCGCTGCGCGGCGCATAGCGGCCGTCATTGTATCGCTCGCGTCCGCGCCCGTCGCGGAATCGGCCCTCCGGCCGGTCTCTGCGTTCCTCCTCGCCGCTCCCGCGGCGGTAGAACATCATTTTTGTCCTGGCGTCCATATCGTCCCTCCTTATGCCGTCGGCGCCGTGCCGTTGACGCTCGCCAGATTGCTGCTCGGCGCGCAGGCAGCGCGTCCCAGCAGCCGGAAACTGCCGCCCGTCGCGGTGGTGTTGAGTACCGTGCTGTACTTTGTCCGCGTGCGGATCGCACAGGCGGTCAACTGTGCGCAGCCGCAGCTTGTCAGCGGATACTGCACTGTCCCGCTGCCGATCGTCACCACGACCGGAGCCGTGATGGTCGCCGTCGTCGGGATCGTCTGCGCCACGACGAGACAGTATTTCTCGCCGTCGTTGTAGCTCCCGGCCGGCAGGTTGATCGTCAGCACGCCGTCCGCAAACGTCACGGCCTGCGAGATCACAAGGCGGCGGCACAGCTTACACACGTTGTTGCATGCCATGGTATATCCTCCTTTGCTCAGGGGCGGCAGCTGCCGCCCCGATCTCTCATCCCGTCAGCAGCAGCCGTAGCCCTGCTGGCAGCCTGCGCCGCAGTACGCCGCATGCGGGTTCTGGACGAGGTACGTCGGCTGCGGCGTCGAGTTGCCGGTCCGGCGGATCAGCTCTGCCGTGTTGGCGTCCATCGCGGCCTTGAGCACGGCGTTCTGCTCGCTCTGCGAGGCGGCCAGACGGAGCGTCTGGTTTTCCTGCTGCAGGGTCGAGATCTTGTCGTTGACCATAAAGTCCAGGATGCTGCGCGTGTTGGCGTTGGCGTTGTCGATCACGTCGCGGGCCGTGCTCTGGATGGTGTTGCGGATGTCGCAGCTCTGCGTCGCGAGGTTGTAGTTGGTGTCGGCAAAGCCGCGCTCCATCAGGCGCTGCGTCTCGCAGCAGCACTGCTGCTGTCTCGCGCCGAGGTCGCAGATCTGGCTCTGTACCCCGTTAAAGCCCTGCATCATGCCCATCTGCGTGGCGTTAAAGCCCTGCTGCATCGCGATCTGCCCGTTGAGCATGCCCGTGTTCATCGCATAGAAGCCGTCACACAGGCCGTTCTGGAGCCCACGGATGCCGTTCTGGATCTCTGCCGTCACAAAGCCGTCGTTGACTGCCTGCCGCGTGTCGATGCCGCTGAGATACGGCACCGCCATACCGGCCCCGTTGTTGCCGTTGTTGCCCCAGTTGTTGCCAAAAATCAGGGCAAACAGGATGATCACGATCCACCAAGATCCGCCGCACCCGAACATGTCGTTGTTGTTGCGGTTGCCGGAGTCAGCGCCCAGCGCATACCCCA